CGGTGGTGGAGATATAACTATTGTCCTACTGTCTGAATTGACATCAGAAGTACTATTGGTAGTAGTTTCTACTGTTGTGGTTTGAGCGAAAGTCACTGAGGTTGTAACCACTAGTAATAGTGCAACCAATAAATATTTTGCCATAATTTTCCCTTTTGTTGTATACAAGAGTATTTATAATGAAAACACCTCAAGTCAACGAAATGACACAAAGATAATTTGACACACATTTCTTGTCATTAGTTTGACACTTGCAATAATCGTACCAAACAAAAAAAAAGGGAGCAGAAATTAATCTACTCCCTTTTCCCCTTACCTAACCGTAGGTACGGACGGACGTATTAAGGCGTCACCCTATTCATTCGCAAGTTTCTGAAAGTATGACATTGTATCGTCATCACCTTCATCAACACTTGGAATGTTAGGTTGAGGTTCAGATTTGAACTGTGGTGTTTCCACAACATCTTCGTCAATCATAGAGGCTGCACTTGCAGTGACAGTTCCAGAGAGAACATCATCTAACCTTTTCTTCAACTCATCATATGATTTGAAGTTGGTAGGTGCAAGGAAGTCTTGCAGTGAATACTGCGTCTTCCAAATACCGTCAAGTTTCTCGTCACTGTCTGCGAGTGGAGTTACACTATCAAACTCAGACTTATCATAGTTCCAGAAACCATCAACCTTGCGAATCTTCAATTTGAAGTTCGCACCTTCCCAGAAATCAAATGGGTTAATAGGTGTTTCATCTTCAAATTCTGGTTGCATTGAAGCCATAATCTTATCAAAGATTTTCTTACCATAACGAAATAGAAACACTTTCCCTTCATTTTCTGGGTGTTTTGGGTCGGATACCACATAGATATTTGAGTAGTATTCCAACTTTCTCTTTTGCTTTCTTGCAAGTTCTTTATCACTTTCAAGACCAGTATTCCACAATTGAGTATTGTGTTCACTCATTGGGTCTTGTTTACCGATAGTGGTAAGTGAATTCTCAATATACCATTTACCAGTAGGGCCTTGGAAGGCGTGTTTGAACACTTTTACCCAAGGGAGTTCTTCACCATCTGGTGCAGGCAAGAAACGTAGGACTGCTTGTCCAGTACCAGATTTATCTAGTTCTGGTTTCCACAACCTTTCATCCACATAGGATTTCTTTTCTTGAGGGGCACTTTCTTGTTGAACTTGTGCAAGAAGTTTGTCCAACGTATTGGACTTGCGTAGAGTACTAACTGACATATTATTCTCCTTATGTTAATATATGTTTATCGTATGTTTTGTATGTTTAAATATTTCACATTATTCATAATATAACCTTATTTATACACTATAATAACTTGAAAGTCAAGTCTTTTCTCGTAATTCTTTCCAAGAATATGAAAAAAGTTTACTACCAATTTCATCAATCTGATTTGCAATCTGTTGAGTTTCCCATTGAGTATCTTTTGCACAACGCAAATTACATACTCTTGCGAAAGCCATTAGTGTACCAGACCAATACCATTCAGTGTATAAATTCTGTGGTAAAACCATTCTTGCCATCTCTGGTGCAACTTGTTCTCGTAACAAGTTCTTATAAGTCTGTGTTACAAACTGTATCGCACCGTCAATATTATATTCAATAGTTTCATCACTAGAACCTTGTTTCTTATCATCGGCTTTAAGTCTCCATTCTTTAGGTGTATAGAATTCTGGTTCGTCATCTACATACCTTCTGGATACTTCATTCCACACCAAACCGACTTGGTGTTTAACAAGTTGTCGTGCAACAAAGATTGGAGCTTTAATATGGAACTGTATAGAACAATGTCCAAATGGACTCCAATGATTGTGTTTTGCAAGAAACTTGATAAGTTTCTCATCTCCAGCTGAGAGCAATCCTTCTATTTCACCACCTTCTGGAATTGCTTCCCATTCTGAATTCTTTGCAAATGAGACACGAGCTGCGTTTACTACTGTTAGGTCAGAACCCATATGGTCAATTAGTTTGACTTGCAACTTCTTCTCTCCTAACATAGTCTTCACCTTCTGACCTTGCTTCTGCATAGGTATTTCTGGTGATAAACGCAGACAGTATCCCATCTTTAAACAACTCTGCATGAAACTTTACTGGTTCTGCATTGAGTGTAAAAGCAGGCCCCTTATCCGATTTAGGGATAAGGTACTTTGCTTGATAAACCTTGTAAGACCTACCCACGAACAAATCTCCGTGGGGGTCTTTTGAAAGGTGTTTTAGATGCAAGGTCTTTGCATCTTTGAGATAACTCTGCATCCCTCTTTACGAGTTCTGCATTGTCATACTCCAGAACTTTATTTCTGTTCTGAAGCTCTTCTACCTTCGCATGGTAGAAGTCTCTTTCTTTCATCACTGAAAGAACTTTATTAGATTGGTCATCCATTATCTAAACACTCCTTTAATGTTGACATTGTTATCATTTTATACGAATCTTTATTAAAAGTCAAGACAGAACTGTAATTTTTTATAAGTTTTTCTTGTTCTTTCCAGACATACTGCTCTTCTATATCCTCATTCCAATACTTACAATATTCTAATAGATTTTCCATAATACACATAGTTTCTATACTTACTTTCTTTGCAAGAAATTGTTTTAATAACAAAGGGTGTTGACCTTCTTTCACATGAAATAATTCATCAAATACTGATATCTTTTGAAATAATTCATTTAGTTCATTTGTGTAATTATACTTTAAACTCTGGTTTCTCTTACGATAGTCATCATAGTTCTGTTCGTTAAAGTTACCAACCCAACCTTTGGGATTGATAATAAAATTAGATATGAAAAAGTTCTTGGTATTTTCTGGAGTAAGATACTTTCGTGCTACTTTTGCAAAGAAAGGTCTATCTTTTCTCTTTAGATATGAATCTACAGTTACTTTCGCTTTTCCATGATATTTGTTGTAGTCATAGTCACTATTAAAGTGTAACTTTAGTGCGTGATATATTTTATAGGCTTCAAATGCTTCCATCATATTGGCAATGTTGCAACCTTTGGAAGATAGTTAAGGTTTCTTGCATCTACCTCAACCTTCTCTTTCAAAGATTTAGTTATTAAAGGTTTAATCATCTCTGGTTCTAATTGATACTTCTCGCAATAATCTAATAGTGCGTCCATATAAGTTCCACCACCTTCACTGACAGTTTTCTCTATAGCGATAGAAAACTTTTTTGGTGTCATTAGTTTTTCTTCAACTTCTTCCATTATTACCTCACATTGGTTTATTGATGCCAAAAGATATACTATACCTTTTTTCACTCGTTGTCAAGGGAGTTACCATATGCATTAACCATACTGGAAAAAGTATAAGTAATGACTCTCTAGGTTTCACCATCATTTCACTTCCATAAAATTCTCTATCTTCAAATTGTGTAAGGACTAATCCCTTTTCAACTCTTGCATTATCAAATATAACCAATGCACCGTCAATATGTCTTTCAAACCTATTGAATATATAATCATCTTCATTAAAATCATCTAGGTTTTCATCACCTTGTAAACCATTTGGGTAGTAAACACCACTCCATAAAGTTCTACCGTGTCCGTGTATATGTGGTCTGGAATAACCACCAGCACCTAGAATAACATTTGCCCAAAGTCCTTCTGTTCTATGTGCGTATGCAGCTTGATAGGTTACACCACTTTCATGTAGTATTGGTTTTGCAGAATCAGAAATGTATAATCTAAGTTCCTCAAAACTACTATACTTTCTTTCCATCTTAGGAAAAGACTGCCAAGACATATCATTTTTTCTAAATGTCTTTGTCTTTCCTTCACTTTCCGACATTTCAGTTTCAATGTCTTCAATTAATCGTTTATTTAAATCACGATTAGCTTCACCGAAATTTACATATCCAAGTGGTGATGGGAAGATGGGTTTAAAATTAATACTTGTCATTCACACTTATCTTTTCCTTGACAATCTACTGGAAAACAATCAACTTGAATGTCATAATATTCATTAGAGTGATTTTTACTCCACATACTTTTATCAGAAAGTTGTTCACACTGTGCTAGTGTAAACTCTTGTTTCAATACATCTTGATTTCCTATATAAGTCCATTTACCTTCAGCGGTCATTCCCCACATAGATATCACTAACACAAATAAATTTTCCATTCATCACTCCATAATTAATAATGCATTGGTAGGACTTGGGTACACCTACAACTGAGAAACCAAGATACCATTCTTGCTAATTCCCAGAACCTAGTTCCAATCGGTAGATTGATGTGACACAACGCATTTCTGCAACCATGCCTGAGTACCACCTCTAACTAGTCAAGTTCATATCTCTTGGTGAGATATTCTTCCTTGCACAATGCGATTTCGGCCGTCACCGAAAACTCTAAAACTGTGGTGGGTTTCTGTTTCCAAGTACCCACCGAACTCAGTACGATTAGGCTGCGAGAGCGTAATCTACAGGCGCAAAATTATCGTTTGCACTTAGTTTTTTTGACCAATAACGCAGTCATCCGATAGTTCTACTCTCCTCTAGCAAAGTCAGTCGAACCTATTTCACCCCCTCAGTCGAGGTTTAGTTATGGTGGAGGTGGAGGGTATCGCACCCTCGTCCTAACATCATTCGATTCGTATCATCAAACTATGTATTATTTATACCATATTACTCTTCAATTGTCAAGTTTAATTTAGTTCTATTTGCAAGATGTTCTTCTGCAATGTCTTCTTTAGATTGACCATAATAACGTACTGCGTGATGATTCTCTACTAAGAGTTGGTTGATGTTGTGTTCACCACCGTACCAAAGTTCACCTAGAATACGTCCATATTTTCCTTTACCATCTTTGAATGTTTTCAAAGATAGTTCACCAGCATTAGTCCACTTAGTTAGAAA